GCCAGCGACTATAGGTCTGGCAGAAAAAGAATAAAAATGGACGAAGTGAACGCCACTAAAGGAAGTACGTGCACAGAACTAATAGACAAGAACAACGTACAGCTTTGGAAATACGGAGTATCGCAAGAAAGCGTAACACCTCTCGAAAACGAGTTGCTGCACCGACTTGAAATGTACATCGAAATACACGGGGACTGGATCACTACATGCCAATGACGCCAGAAGCTAAAGTTAAGAAGAAGGTCAAGGAATACTTACAATCTGTCGGTGCGTGGTACTACATGCCTGTGTCTAACGGTATGGGCCGTGTGGGCTGCCCCGATATTTTAGTATGTTACTTGGGCTACTTCTTAGCTTTCGAGACCAAAGCTCCGGGCAAGATTAAGAACGTTACACCGAACCAGTTACGTGAAATAAACGGCATACAACGTGCTAACGGGTTAGCACATGTCGTCGACGACGTAGCCCAAGTCAGGGCTGTTATAGAAGGATTACCCCATGACCAAGTCATCCAAGAAAGAACTGGCGACTAAAGCCAAGTACAACGCCAGATCAGACGTAATGAAAAAACGGGTTGCTCAGAACAAAGCCCGTCGTCACGCCGTTGCTGCTGGCAAAGTTAAGAAGGGCGACGGTAAACACGTCGACCACGTCGTTCCCCTGGATGCAGGCGGCAGCGCCACCGACGGGAACACACGGGTAGTTAGTGCGAAGACCAACAAAGGCTGGCGCGGTAAAAAACCCGGCATGTACACGAAAGGGAAGACCTAATGTTTGAGACTATAAAAGGGCCAGACGGAATCTTCCGAAAAGAAGTTTTAGGTACAGACGGCAAGTTTCACCTAAAAGCACAAGGCGACGACGGTATATGGCGAGACGTGGGACGGTTGCCAAGGGACTACAACGTCGGACACTCCGACTACTCCGAACGACGTATTCAGCCGTGGGACATCTGGCGAGAGTACGACCTAAACCCTTGGGACGCGGACATCGTAAAGCGCATCCTTAGAGAGAAGGGCGAGAGACGCCTAGATTACGAGAAAATCAAACACATCTGCGATGAACGCATCAGACAGATCGACGAGGAGTTAAACCATGCTAGTAATGAAAGACAAGAAAGCGCTGGTACTAAAGCTTCGAGACTCCGCCCAAGTACTTAACGTCGTCCCGTCCGCTAAGTCGTTTATAGTTAACGGTACCTCGTTGGTTGCAGTTCCACACCGCACCGAAGAAACCCGACTGCTGCGTAATTTAGGTTACAACGCCCCTGCCCCGATCCGCACATACTACGATTGGCCGGGACGCTTCACACCATTCCACGCTCAGAAAGAAGCCGCTGCGTTTCTGTCCATGCACAAACGAGCGTTCAACCTATCAGAGCTAGGGACTGGCAAATCCTTGGCGTCGCTATGGGCGTACGATTACCTCAAAAGTATCGGACTACTAAACAAGTGTCTTATCATTTCACCACTCTCGACGTTGGAAAGGACGTGGGCCGACGAACTGTTCAACCATTTCCCGCACCTCACATTTGCTGTTCTGCACGGCTCTAAAGATAAGCGCATCAAGTTACTGAAGGAAGACTTCGACGTGTACATCGTCAACCATGACGGCGTTGGTATACTCGAGCCCCACCTAAAGAACCGCACAGACATAGACTTAGTAATCGTCGACGAGATAGCACAGTGCGCACGTAACGCTGGGACGACACGCTGGAAGCAGATCAACTTAGTAGTCAACCGACACAAAGAACCTCGCTCTTGCTGGGGTATGTCAGGAACGCCTACTCCAAACGCTCCTACCGATGCGTGGGCACAGTGTCGCCTTATAAACCCTGCCAGTGTCCCTCCCTATTTCAACAGGTTCAAGGGCACAGTTATGAAGCAGCTATCGCAGTTCCAGTGGATAGCCAGACCCGAAGCTACACAGATCGTTAAGAACGTGATGCAACCGTCGGTTCGCTTCACTAGAGATGAGTGCCTCGACTTGCCGCCGCTTATGTACGAGACACGGGCAGTGACGCTGACGCCGGAGCAGAACAAAGCGTACAAAGAAATGCTTACACGACTCAGCATACAAGCAGACGAGGGTGAGATAACTGCGGTTAACGAGGCTGTTAAGATGGCCAAGCTGGTGCAGATAGCATGTGGTGTTGTGTACGCAACCGACGGTACAGAGGTTACTATCCCTACCGCTCCCCGCGTCGAGGAGACAAGATCCATTATCCAATCGGCGCAGGGTAAGGTGATTGTGTTTGTCCCGTTCGTCTCGTCGGTCAAGATGGTAGCAGCCGAGTTACGCAAAACGTTCTCTGTCGAAGTTATCCACGGCGGGGTTAGCAAGACAGAACGTGACCGCATCTTTGGTGCGTTCCAGAAGTCCGATGAGCCACGGGTTCTAGTTGCACAGCCAGCCGCTATGTCACACGGGCTCACGCTTACAGCTGCCAGCACAATCATCTGGTACAGCTGCATCACATCGAACGAAACCTTTGAGCAAGCCAACGGGCGTATCAACCGCCCCGGACAGAAGATGAATAACTTTATTATATGCCTCGAAGGAACACCCGTCGAAAAACGTATCTATGCCCGACTGCGTAAAAAGCAAAAGATGCAAGGTGCCCTGCTCGACGAAGTGAAAGCACATCGCGTAATCGCTTGACGCCTAAAACCGTAAGAGCTAATCTGTTTACACGTGAGCACGTAAGGGGATATTATGCACAAGATGAAATTACTAAAGCCGACCGAAGTTTCGGCCAAGCTAGGCATCACGAAAGGTGCGTTACACATGTTCCGCACAAGAAATGATAGCTTCCCAGAACCAATCAAAGTTTCACCAAAAGTTTTTAGGTGGGACGAAACAGACATCGACAGGTGGCTGACTGCCAAAAAGGAGAGAACATATGGCACAAGTACAGAAGTTGGATGACAAAACGCTGCTACAGTTTTTCATCGAGTTGCGAGACAGGCGTACTAAACGCAAAGCTGACTACGCGTTGGACGACGCTGGTGATAAGAGCAAACAGGACGGCATAGAGATCGAGTTCCTTCGTCGTTTCGATGATCGGGGGATCGACAATGTATCTTCACGTGAATTTGGGACAGCCTATAGGTCCACACGTTCGTCGGCCACAGTAGCAGATCGTGACATGTTTACCAATTACATCAAAGAGCATGACGCGTGGGAGCTTGCTGATATTCGCGTGAGTAAATCAGGCGCGGTCCAATTCCGCGAAGAGCACGACGATTTAATTCCTGGGACGAACTGGAGCGAAACACAAGTTGTAAATTTTAGGCGCAAATGATGCTAGATTTTGGGGAACTACCTATTGAGACTGTAATCGTATCGGGCGTAACTAGCGCTCGTACCTGTTACACCAACGAGGGTGAGCACATGTGCCACTCCGACGACGGCGTCGTTCCCGCAGCAGATACAGAGACCCCACAGGCGAAAAAGTGCGCAATCTGCGCACACAACCAATGGGGTTCCAAGATTACACCTAACGGCAAACGCGGCAAACGCTGTAGAGAGTTTAGTCAACTCTCACTTATACAGTTAAACAGCCCAAACACACTGTCGTTAGTTGTACCGGCCACTTCTCTACGAGCACTTAGAGACTATGAGAAGCAGGTCGTAAGCAGAGGCGAGAAGCTATCCAATGTTGTCACCAAGATCGACACTGTGGAGAGCAACAATCGAACCTCACTGTCGTTTAGGGTCGCACGTTTTTTACAAGACGGTGAGCTTGACGAACTCAAGAAAATGTCCACGCGCTCCACTTCGGCGTTCGCGGTGACAGACGGATTTACTTTCCATTAAACCTTATAGGAGGCCAGCATGGCTAACAAAAACACGACACTTATTATCTCTGACGTAACCGCGATGTACCCAAAGATAAATCAAACTTACAAGTTTGACTCGAGCGCCGGAGAGCGAGGCCGTACCGTTCCTTGCGCCGCGACGGACGACGGGTCGGAGTACTCAATGACTTTAGTGCTAACCAAGGCACAGGCGGTCTCTTTGTACTCAAGCATGAAGGAGCACTACACGACGACTAAGAACGACAAGTGGGACGCGTTTTCGAAGGCGGCTGACGTCTTCAAGCTCGACGACAACGGTATGTTTATGATCGAGACAAAGCTCAAGGGCAAATTCGGTACCGACTTGACCGAGCCACCAAAGCAGTTCGACGCGAATAACAAACAGATGCCATCTGACTTCTTGTTGACGTCCGGCTCCGTGGTTAACGTACTGGTCGGGCTGGTTACATACGAGCCTGTGCGTGGCTGTGGTGTATCGCTTCGTCTGCGTCAGGTGCAGGTAATCGAGTTAGCTGAAATGAAGCAGCGCTCTGCGTTTGAAGTTATCGACGGTGGGTTCAACTCCGATGCTGGTGGATTTGCCACTGAACTGATGGCTCCTGCCCCAAGCGCAGCGGATGACTTCGACATGGGCTCTCCTGCCCCAAAGGCAGCTGCGGCTCCAAAGGTGGTTGCGGCTCCGAAAGCGGTTCCGGCACCAGCGCCAGTAGAACCTGCTAAAGAGCTTAACGCTATCGAGATTGGCCTCGACGAATTAGAGTTCGACGAAGTCGGTTAACAGACAAACCCAACGGTAGCCGAGGGCAACTTCGGCTACCCCATCTGTTAACGCGTCAACATTTAGGTATATTATGAACACACTAGAATTTTTAGAGTGGGTTCTGCCAACGACTGGAACGGTTGTCCTCGGTTTCCTCGAGGAGACTGCCCACGGGAAAACTAGGTGGAGCCACCGAAGCTACGAGACGGTCGACGACGCCGCCGCAGCTGCTGTAGAGATCGACGGGCCGGGGATGACTGCGTATTTTGCGGTCAACACTTTCGGCCCTTGGTACAAAGACAAAGACGGTAAAGATGTTATCCGCAAGAAGGAGAACGTAGTTGCGTCCCGAGCCCTGTTTGATGACTACGACGTCAAAGACAAAGACGGCCACTACGCAACCAAAGAAGAAGCCATCGCGGGTATCGTAGCTCTATCAAAGGCTCTGCGCCTGACGCCCAGCGTTGTGGACAGCGGTGGAGGATATCACACTTACCTGCACACCGAAGAAGAAATGGACGCGGCTACGTGGAATGAGTTGGCTTTACTTAAAAGAAAAGTGACGACTCATCTAGGCATCCACGTAGACAATCAGGTCGACACAGACAGTGCGCGTGTGCTCCGCCCCGTCGGACTGTACAACCGAAAGTACGGCACCCCACGTGAAGTTAAACTACTCAAAGCTGGGCCGCGTTACTCGGTGGCTGTCATCCGGTCAGCGCTCCAAGAATTTATCGCCGAGAACGAGATAAAAACTAAACCTGTTTCTGGGTTCGGGGTTATAGAAAGCATCCCTAAACTGGACCGCGTCGCCGCGTCTACCGCAGCGCTATCCGGCGACGACTGGCACGACAACATGCTCAAGCTTGTCGCCAGCTGGGTATCCAAAGGAAACACAGACGAAGAGATTATCGCTTTGGCGGGTCGCTACACACTCGATGATTACTCGCCCGAGGAGACGCTCGCCGACATCCAAGTAATGATCGACGGTGCCCGAGTTAAAGGTTTCGCTCCCGTCGAAGTTGACCCGACGACGTCAGCAGCGGTAGCGACAGTGCCGACGACGGGCGGAGGGGCTCTAATAGAAGGCCAGAACATACCCTACTGGCCGCAAAGTGGTTGGAGATGGAACGGCACAGCACTCAGCCGGTCAGTTAAGGACGCCGACGGCGTCGAGCAGTGGAGACCGTTCTGTAGATCATTCATCTACCCACTCAACCGCATCAAAGACGCCGAAGGCACGTGGGTTATCCACTGGAGGGCGCTCGAAAAGAACGGCGACTGGCGCGAGTTCTTCATGCCGACTTCTGAGTTGGCCTCTGCGGATCTGATGGCGAAAACCCTAGCTGCGCACGAAATCTTTCTAATGCGCCTTAAAAACTCGAGGTCCGACATGGCAGAATTTGCAGAAAACCTGATCGAAACGCTTCAAGCGTGGAAAATTGAAACCAAAACATACGGTCAATTCGGATGGCTCCCTGATCGCAGCGGCTTTGTCATGGGCACGAACATGCTCACTGCCGACAGTACCGTCCGTGTGCTCTGCGACGACGGCGTCCCCCAAGACATATCCGTTGATTTTGGCCGGAGCGGCACCCTAGACGAATGGGTCTCTAATATCGACACACTTTACAACCGCAAGGACGCAGAGCCGTTTCAGTTCGCTCTCTGTCACTCGATGGGGTCAGTCCTTGTGGAGTTGATGGGGTCGTCAAACTGGCACGGTCTGCCTTTGGCTTTCACAGGGTTCGGCGGCACAGGTAAATCCACTGCTTGTAAGATAGCCTGTGGCTTCTACGGAAACCCAGAGCTCATGGATCGTCAGACGGGCGAACAAGGTTCGACACTGAACGCGGTGATAAAAAGGATCGCCCTCATGGGGTCTATGCCCATGCTGCTCGACGAGTTTTCTGGCAGAACTCCAGACGAACTAACACGCACTGGGTATGCACTGGCTAACGGTCGAGATAAAGAACGTCTTGGGACCAGCGGTAAGTTCGCTACCGTAGGCGGTCAGTGGTTCAAAAACTCGTTCATTACAAGTAACGACAGCATCCTTGAGAGCATATCGAAGCTTCCCGCTGGCTATCGCGTCGAGGCTACGCAGCTACGTTTTTTTGAGGTCTCTCTGCCAAAAGACTACCGTTCGAGAGTATTCCCAGATGTGACGCAGACGTTCATAGAAAACCATATGGACCACGTCTACGGCGAAGCGTGTCTACCATACATCCGTTTTATCATAAAAAACATGGACTGGGTCCGTCGTCAGCTGGCGGCTGCGCGGGTTAAGTTTAATCCAAAATCCGAGGAGGATAATAAGGAACGTTTCTACAGAGACACGATAGTCACCGCACTTGTAGCCGGTAAAATCGCACAGAAGCTTGGCCTTATATCGTTCGACGTCGGCAAGATGCAAAAGTGGGCGGAGGGTCAAGTTAAACAGCTGCGCGAAGGTCGACGTGAAACGAACACTGATATCGCCGAGCACCTAGCAGCGTTCATCGCCACGCTCCAAGGCCGTCTCATCGTCACAAAACGGATGGGCAATGCGAACGCCAATAAGGAAGACACGGCGTTTCCACTTCGCGCCCCTGCGGTTGGCCGGATAGCAACCGAAAGCCAAAAGGCTTTTGTTACAGTAAAATCTATCTCGGATTGGTGCAAAGAGTTCGGCGTAGCTCCCGCCGCGATACGCGACGAACTAGACCGTGCCGGTTATCTAATGGTGCAAGCAGACGGGTCGTCTAGCTCCCGTATGTATATCGGGCAAGGTTCGACAGTACCGTCCGGTCAGGCCCGTTGTTACGAGTTGAACTTCAATAAACTTTATTTCGGCAAAGCCCTCGCGCTCGTGCCAGCAGAGGAGGAAGCAGGATGACGAAAAATCAGGAAGCAGCGCTGGGGCAACAGATGCTTTTACTCGCCCAAAAAGAAGTGGAACT